CGGGTTCGGGGGTTAGGTGATGGCGTGGAATTTGCAAATAGGTAACGGCCCGATGCGGTTCGGAAACCAGGCCGGCGAAACTCTGCAGCAGCAGATTGAACGTCAGACTGCGCTACAGCAGGCCGCGTTTGTGGAGCAGCAGCGCCAGGCGGACATTGCAGCGCAGGACGTTACAAGCGCGGCATATAGCCAGCTGCAGGGCATGGACGCCAATTATCAGCAGATTAGCGAAACGGCGGAACCCTGGGCAAAAGCGCAGCTATACCAGCAGGTGCGCGGCGGAGTCGACCCGACGACAGCCGCCGGATCCGTTTTCGGCATGACACCGGAGGGGCAGCGCCGCCAGCAGCTGCAGCAGGTTTCCACTAGCTTGGCGGTGGAAACGCAAAAGGCGAATCTGGCAGCGGCCAGGGCAAATGCTCAGGCGGGCAACTTGAAGCTGCAGGCCATCGCCAGCGGCGAAATGCCGCCAGATGAGCGAATTGGCATTATCAATACATGGTCGGATGACTGGATTAACGCATCAGGCGACGCGCGGGAGGTTCTTATCAGTCGCCGGCAGGCGTTAAATTCGCTGGAAACGGATAATAGCTTGGGTGCGCTGGCGGCGGTCATAAAGCTGGCAAAGGTGCTAGACCCTGGCAGCGTAGTGCGTTCCGAGGAGGGGCGGGCTGTCACGGACGGAATGGGCGCATCACTCGCGCTGGTAAACGCGTTCAACAAAATGAAAGGCGAGAACATGAGCGCAGAAAGCCGTATTGCATTCCGTGACGTTATAAACGCGGTTGTGGAACCGCAGGCGCTTATGCTGCAGGACATGGCAGCTGGTTACAATGAACTGGCGCAGCGGTGGAACATTAACCCGGACGACATTTTCCGAGGAACGCTTGACCAGCGCGAATTGCAATCGGCGCTGCCGATCATGGTACCTGGGCCGCAGTAATGGCAGAAACGCGGACAATTGACGGCGTCCGGTTCATGGTTCCGGATGGCATGACGGACGACCAGGTTCGCGCCTGGGCGGCTCAATCCGGTGCGGCGGAACTTCAGCAGAATCCGCCACCGGCGGAAACAGGTGGCGAGGAGTGGCAGCAGTGGGCGCAGGGGCTGTCTCCGCTGATGGCCGGCATCATGGAAATGCGTCAATTCGTGACAGAGCGTATACCGCCATCAATACGGACTGAAAGCACCCAGCCTATGCCGCCGGAGGCTATGGCCGCGCTGCGCGGTGAATCACCGGTTTCGACCGCCCTGGGCGGCGCTTATTTCCCGATGGCAACGGCGCTGGCAGCACCCGGGAAAATTATCCCTCAGGCGCTTGTTGCGGGCGGGCTGGAATACGCCAGGGAGGGGGCAACGGCTGGTGATGCGGCAAAACAGGCGGGTCTAGCCGGCGGCCTGCAGTTTGCCGGAAATTCGCTGACCAGGGTGGCCTCTGGAATAGCGAAAGGCGTGAGGGCTTACATGGGCGGCCCTGCGCCGGTATCAAATAACCAGGCGCTGCGGATCATTGCCGAAACGGGGTTCGGTCGCGGGCAGATAGCGGAATTGCAACAGAGGTCGCTGCGGGCATCGCTGGGCCGCGTTTTCGGTATCCGCAATATGGATGAACTGACCGGCACACAGCTGCAGCAGGCAGCGGACAACATCGGCAAGATGTTCGATGATGCGCTTTCGCTGACGGACAACATCGACACAAAGCCGATGATGCGTGAACTAAGCCAGATTCCGGACAGTATTTTTCCGAGGAAAAAAGCCGTGCTCGAGGCAGCGCAACGGCTCGACGGCACAACAAACAGCGAGGCGTTGCGCGGTCTGCACCGGACACTGCGCGACCTGGGCGCGAAAATGCGGCGCAATCCGTTGGCGGCATCCTGGGATGATGTTGCGGATGATGCGCTGACGCTTCTGGATGATGCAGCCAGCAATGCCGGTGCCAACGTGGATCAGCTTGGGTCAGCGGCGCAACGGTGGAAGGTTCTCAAAAACATTGAGGAGTTAGCGCCGGCGTGGAAGCGCGGCGAGATTGCGCCGGATCAACTTTTGACGCGCCTGGGACGCGAGAATTACAAGGGTTTTGGCACCACGCTGAAACGCGGTCAGACTGGCAGGCTAGACCCTGACGTGGGCGGGTTTCTGGATGATGTCATGGCAATGGCGCAGGACATTAGGCCGGTAGGCAGATCAGGCACACCGGAGGCGCTCATTGGAACTGGCGGGCTTATGGGCGGCGGTGCTGGGTTAATGACTGGCGCTATAGACCCAGCAACAGCAGGGGCGGGCGTTCTTGCATACGGCGCAGTCCCGCCACTAGCGGCAGCAGCCAGCATAGGAAACCCTGCTCCGATTGTTGGACAAGTCATGTCAGGCGCGAGAGGGGCCGCCGTTGAATGAAAACGAACTGCGCGAAGCTGTCGACTATCTGCTCACCGGTGCAGGCGTTGTTTTTGTCGGACTGATGCAGGTGCTTTGGGCGCGCATCACGAAGCTCGAAGAAAAAGTGGACGCCAATATGACCGGCGTTGCTGAGTCATTCCGGCAGGTTAATGAAGTGAACAGGCAGGAACACGCGAAGCTGCGTGAACAGATGGAACGCCAGCACAATCAAATCATCGGTATGTTAATGAACAGGGGTAACAACAATGGCAACTAGTTTTTTTCGCCGGCTTGGCGGTCACGTGGTCAACTTTTTTACGCGCCAGCAGGATGGCAACCTGACCAGCGGCGTGGGCATTATCACGGCCCTGCTGGTTTATGCAGCCGGCACAGCCGGTATTCCGCTGACACCGGACGCAGCTGCAGCGATCGTGGCGGCAGTCATGGCAGCGGTAGCAGCCGGTAAGCGCGATTGAGCCTAAATCGTAAACAGGTAGAGTTCACACGAACCCTTGCTTACTTCCTGCAGTGGTGCTTCGAAAATGATTTCGAGGTTATAGGCGCTGAACTGTACCGCACCCCTGCGCAGGCACGTGAGTACGCGCAGCAGGGGCGGGGCATTGTCAATTCCGTTCACACGAAAAAACTGGCGATAGACCTTTTCATTTTCGACAAGGCAACGGGCAAGGTCACGTGGGATGCGGAGCGATACGCGCCCCTGGGCGCTAAGTGGAAAAAGATGCATCCGCTGGCTCGCTGGGGTGGGGACTTCCGTAACAGTGACGCTGTGCACTTCAGTTTCGAGCATAATGGCGTGGCCTAGTCGGCGTATCCACAATCGCACGGCAGTCCGTAGCGGGTAGTCACTTTGCCTTTTCGCTTCATTACTCGTCCGAAAACGGCACATCCGAGGTAATGGGCTTTCCGAGTGCTTCCGTCCACCAATCTACCTGATCCGGCGTTAGTTTCTGGCCGCTTTTCGGCTTTGCTGGGTTCTTTATCTCGAGTAGCGTGATCATAGACTTTCGACATTTTTCTAATGCTTCCTCGGGCGTCCGTGCTGTGTGAATCGGGTTTCTATCCCAGGGCTTAATAACGAGCAGGTCGGGTACACCGGCGCAGGAAATGGGCGTGACCATATACCCTGCATTGCGCAAAGCAATGACAATTTCGGGCTCGTTTTCGTCGCGGGCGGCTTTTCGCCTCATTCCCCTGCCTCCTTGAGTTCCAGTTCCGCGACCCGCGCCCGCAGCCGCTCGACCTCCCAGCAGCCTGGCTTGCCTTCCGCTTGGAAACTGACATCAATTGTCTGTCCATGCGCGGGCTCGATCAGCAGCAGGAAAACAAAAGCAAGCGCACAGCACAGCGCAAAGGCCAGTCCGGTGGCAATTTCACGCGCCCACCAGCGCCAGTCATTGCGGCTCATCGGAATCCCCCAGCAAATCCACCAAATACAGCGCGGACATCATCACGCAGCAGCCGATCACATAGCCGGCCAGGAAAACCATCGCGGTATGCATTATCGTGAACCCCCATTCGGGGGCCCAAACATGGACAATTCCTTTATGCCGGTTTCCTTTTCTTCGTGAGATAACAGCGTTCGTTTAGCGTCCAGCATATTGTTGACGCCATCCCATTCAAGGTCTGGAAAGTCACGACAATGGCACGTCATGCACTGTCCGCAATACACCGCGGCAGATGCCGGCGTGTTGCAGGTGCGGCATTTGAAAGGCCGACCATTGCCCAGCCGGCGGAACTTATCAATCTGCAGTTCAAACAGTCCCAGCCATTCTTGCAGGTTGATGTCGCAGGCTTCCATTGCTGCCAGATTCTTTCGCAGGTCGTTTATTTTTGACCAGTATTCAGCCTCGCGCTGTTCCTGTTCCAGCTGCTGCTGATGATGTTCGTCTGCTCTCATTTCGCACCTCCGCAATACTTGTAAACACCCTGCCGGCGACCGTAGACACCCTGCCGGTAATCGCCGGTGCGCTCGACGTGTCCCAGCTTTTCCAGCGCGTTCAGATGCGCGCAAAAACTGCTCACTGGTCGGTCGGTCAGCACCTGCTGACGCAGTTCATCCCGCGTGAAATCCTGCTCTGCGTGCTCACGGAAAAAGCGCAGCAGCGTGTTGCGATCATTCGCAGCCTTGCGGCGGAATAGCGCCAGCTGCGGGTTCGTCTCGCCTGTCGTGTTGTAGTACATAGTCGTTTCCCTAGACGTTGAAATTGATACCGGCACTTGTTTTCAGATGCTGCCGGCAGACATCGCTGTACAGCCCTTTATTAGAAGGGAATGTCATTGCCGGACATATCGGGGGGCTGCGGCGGCATGACGGCAGGCTGCGGGGCCTGGTCGCCAACGCGTTCACGAATGCGAATGCCGCCAGTGACATTGCCACCAAATTCCACATACGGGTCATTATAGACGTTCACCGTCTGCCCGATGAAATCGGCAACCTTCGTGCCCTTGCAAATGCTCTTAAGGCGGTTTTTGTTCGTCTGGTTGACGATCAGCGGTTTATCGCTCGACGTCCAGTGAATAACAGTTTTGATTTCCTCACCCTGCGGTGCCACGTTCTCACGGGTGAAACTGGCGATGGTGAGGTTCTTGCCGGTCAGGCCGACATCGTCTTTGGTCAGATAGTTGGACTCTTTCGGGACAGCTGAATCGATGTCCATGTTGGGGTCGATCGTAGTCATAGCGGTTTCCTGTTCAAAGTGAAGTTCGAACGGCCTGGGAAACCGGCTTGCAATAACATGGCTCCCTAGACCGTGAAACCATATTTGCATAAAAAAAGCCCCGCGGCAAGCGATTTCTGACAGTCTAGGGAGGTTGAAGGCCAGAAACCATGCATAAGCCAGCAGCGGGGCGGTGTCCAGGTGGACAATTGCTATCCTGACAAGGTATTTCTGCGTGTCAATTGCCCGTTAGTGCATTTTTTGTGCTAATGTCTGTCTACCGATACCTAAGCCATACCGGAAACCTCACCGACGGGCATATGCCCAGAGGTAGGAAACGGGAGGAAAGGGGGAGGGAAAGGGTAATGGTGGTGGACTGGTGGTCAGGGGGATAGGATACACACGCGGAAACAGTTTGTCACCGTGAAGTAAACTTCAAGGTTATTGAATGGCAGCGCGGATCAATAAACGGCACCAGGACATGGTGCGGGAGAAAATACGGGCAAGTCAGCTGGTCAACCGGCTGGAAAATCATGTACTTGATGATGTCGAGATGTCGGCAAGTCAGGTAAACGCGGCGCTGGGCCTGTTGCGCAAGGTTATACCGGACCTGAAGGTTCAGGAACTTGACCTGGGTGACAGTCAGCTGGTCGTGAATCTCGTTTCGCAGGTGGATGGAAGTCAATCTACCGACAATTGAACTGCGGCTCTACCAGCGCCGGTTCTGGCAGGCGATGGAGCAGGGCGCAGACCGTGGGATTTTGTGCTGGCCGCGCAGGGCAGGAAAAGACACAGTGAGTCTGCAATGGACGTGCTTTGATGCCCACCGGCACGTGGGCAACTACTGGCACCTTTTTCCAGAGAAAGAGCAGGCCCGCAAGGCGCTATGGAACGGCATCAACAAGGACGGGCAGCGGATCATTGATGTAGCCTTCCCGCCGGCACTCAGGGCGGCGACCAATGATAGCGAAATGCGCATCACCTTCAAGTCAGGCAGCACGTGGCAGCTGGGCGGCTCCGACCGTTATGACGCACTGGTGGGATCAAACCCACGCGGCGTGGTGTTCAGTGAGTACGCCATTGCAAACCCCAGGGCATATGACTTCATTCGCCCTATACTTGCCGAAAACGGAGGCTGGGCGCTGTTTCCCTATACGCCACGTGGCCGCAATCATGGGTTCGAACTGTTCGAGAAAGCCACGGCAGATGGCAACAGCTTTGCGGAACTGCTCACGTGCGACGACACCGGCCACATGACGCCCGAAGCCCTGCAGCGTGAACGTGCTGAAATGAGCGAGGAATTGTTCCTGCAGGAGTATTTCGGCAGCTTTGATTTCGGGCTGGAGGGCAGTTTCTATGCCCGCGAAATGAACAGGGCCGTCACCGATGGCAGGGTGACGCAGGTGCCGGTGGATGATGCACATCCTGTTTATCCGTGCTTTGACATCGGGCTGAATGACAGCACAGCTATATGGTTCCTGCAGCTGCTACCCGGCGGCGCTATCCACTGGGTGGACTATTACGAAGCCAACGGTGAACAGGTTAAGCATTACGTGGACGTGCTGCGCGATCGCGGCTACAGCTACAGTGAACTGTTTTTCCCGCATGATGGAGCTCACCGGCGCATTGGGATGCCGAGATCCGTTGCAGAGCAGTTCCGTGACCACGGCTTCAGCGTGACGGTACTGAAACAGGTGTCGAACGTGCAGCCATACATCGAGGATTGCCGCGTAGCCATCGGCAAATCATGGTTCGACGCTGACCGGACGGAGCGCGGGCGGGCGTGTCTGAACGGCTACCGGCGCGAGTATGACGACAAGCGTCAGGTATTCAAGGAAAAGCCGCTGCATGACTGGGCCAGTGATGGCGCTGATGCGTTTCGGACAGGGGTGCAGGCGATCAATGAAGGCAGGATAGGGAACAACCAATGGGGTGCGCTCGACTATGGCACTCTGAACAGGGCAGTCATATGAAACGCAGAACAAACGAAGAATTAGTGCAGATGCTGTGGCAGGGGCTGACGCGAGCAAGCGATTACAGCACCAGCAGCTTGCAGACTACGCGCCGCAAAGCGTGGGATTACTTTCTGAACCGGCCACGCGGCGATGAAGTAGACGGACGCAGCCAGGTGCAGGATACGACCATTCGGGACACGCATAACGCGCTGATGGCGACGATCATGCCGAGCTATGCGACGGATAACCTTGTGCAGTTCGAGCCAACCGGCCGCAATGACGAAGATCAGGCAGACGCGGAAAGCCAGGCGGTGAATAACATTTTCACCGAGGACAACAGCGGTTATCTGGAATTGAGCAACGCTGTTTCCGATGCCCTGCTTTTCCGCAATGGCGTGATGAAAGTATGGGTAGAGGACAACACCGAGAACGTGACGGAACGGTTCGACGGTGAAAAGGTATCCGCCGGCGCGGTCAAAGCGTACTACGCGCAGCAGGGTGCGGAACTGGTCGGACTTGATGAGTCTGATGGCGTTATTGAGGCAACAACGCGGCGCACAACGCAGCGGCTGAAGGTTGCCAGCATCGAGCCTGGTTATTTTTATGTAGACCCTAACCAGGCCGACCAGGACTTGCAGAGTAGCCAGTTCATTGCGGAAAGGTGGATTGCTAAAAGGTCTGACCTGCTCGATTTGGGCGTAAAGCGGGCAAAGGTAGACCGGCTGCCGCAGATTACCGACGAGGGGCTGATTTCAGCGCCTGGCATTTCGTCGACGGACATCCAGGCCAAATTCGTGGACGGTCAAAGCACCTATGAAATGTCCGAAACGTGGTCGGAACAGCGGTGCGAGTGTTTTTGGATACACACGTTTGTTGATGGTGAACGGTGGCGCTTCCTGGTCGGCAGTCAGGAATTGCTGCTGAAAGACCCCGTAAATTTCTTCCCCTATGCGTCCGGCACTGGCTGGCCGGTTCCACATAGATGGTCAGGGCTGGGCCTGTATGACCTGCTGCGAGAGACGCAGGACACGAAAACGGGCATCCTGCGGCAGTTCATGGACAATCTGAACATCAGCAACAATGCGCGGCCAGTCTATGATCCTGCAGAGACCAACGAAGCCGACATTCTGGCCGGTGCGCCTGGTCGCGGTATCCGGTCACGCAACCCCATTGGCGTGACGTGGGCACCGTCTATTGATGTAACCAGCCAAGCAGTCGCGGCGCTGCAGTACATGGACGAACGCGGCAGCCGGCAGGCAGGGGCGGCGCTAGACATGGCGACTGCGGAGGCGCAGTCCGTCAAGGACGTTTCCGGCCTGTCGGTCGAAATGCAGCTTGGGCCCAAAGAGCAGATGGCGAGCCAAATCAGCCGCAATCTGGCAGAAACCCTGATCCGCAATACGTTCCTGCTGATTCACCGCACCCTGCGCGAGAACTATGACGGCGCAATCATGTACCGCAAGACTGACGAATGGGTAGAAGCGAACCCCAGCGAATGGCAACCGCGCAACCGCATTAACGTCACGGTCGGCCTGTCGCCAGGCGATCGCCGCCGGCACCGTGCGGCGCTGGAATACGTCATGCAAATGCAGCTGCAGCTGATACAGGGCGGTGCTGCGAACATCGCGGTTTCCTATAAGACCTACCACAACGCGCTGACGGACTGGCTCAAAGCGGCCGAGCTGGACGGCGCAGAAAAGTATTTCCTCGATCCTGATGGGCAGGAGTCGCAGCGTGGGCAGCAGGCGGCAGCGGAGGCCAGCCAGCAGCCTGATCCGATGGCGGCAGCGGCCATGCAAATGGAAGCAGCCAAGCTGCAGGAGGATGCCCGCCAGCACGATACGGAACTGCAGTTCAAATACACAGAATTGCAGCAAGAGACTGAAATAGAGGAAGCGAAACTTGTCGAAAACGGCATCCAAGCTCGAATCAGTACCAGCGCACAAGCTGGTGGAGCTGGCGGAACTGATACACGAAACGGGGCTGATAGAGGCAGCGAGGGCTGACCTGTACCAGCTATGGAAGCGTGACCGTGACCCTGCAGACTGGCTGCGGGTGCAGGTGGCGCTTGAATTGCTAGACCGGCTAAACGGCATTCTGGAGGCAGAAATAAATGGACGAACCCGCGCAGAATCAGGGGATTGACAATAATCAATCCGAGGGGCTAGACTTTGATCAACTGGCAGAAATGCTAGACCAGACCAGCGCCGAGGGGCGAACTGGTCACGACACCCAGGCTGCAGAGGTGCAGTCGTCACAGTCGCAGTCTGATGGCGACCAACAAACATCAGAGACCGATCAGACACAGCATGAGGATGCTGCAGAAATGACGGTATCGGCCCTGGCTGAACAGCTTGGGATTGAGGCAGCGCAGCTATACAACCTGCAACTGGACATCGGCAACGGCCAGCAAATGACGCTGGGCCAGCTGAAAGACAGGGCAAAAGATGTATCGCACGCTGACTCGCTGATAGCCGAAGTCAATGAACAGCGGCTTTCGGTGGAAAATGACCTGATGCAAAAGCGTCACGCCATCAGCCGCTATGCGCAGCGTGTGGGATACCAGCCAACCGAGCAGGATCAGCAGGAAGCGCAGGCAGAACTGAAGGCATACCGCGAAATGCAGCGGGCACTTGCCATCGAATTTATGCCCGATTGGCAAAGCGAGGAAACACGCGCCACGGACATAAAAGGCATCGAAAAGCTGCAGGATGAATACCTGTTCGGTCAGGCTGAAAAAGCCGCCATGCTGGATGCCAGGCTGCTCAAAATGATGCGCGACTATCACAGACTTCGCGAAGAAGTCAGGAGCGTTGCCAAGTATCGCAAGAACCCGAAACCCAAACAGGGGCCGAAGGTGCACACGAAAACTGGCAGCAGTGTGACAAAAATCGGTTCGCAGGCCGCACAAGGAAAACTGTCGCAGGACGCAGCGGTGGGCGAACTTGGAAAGCTCTTAGGGTGACGTAAATGGCACAGCTTGAACAGGTAGACATCCGTACTGCCCCGACCAACCTTAACCGCGAGGATGTGATGCAGCAGATTGTTGACATCAGCCGCATTCCTTTGCCGTTCATGGACGCAATCGGGCGCAGTTCTCACAGCAACACCAAATTCGAATGGTCTGCAGATCGCTTGGCCGATCCAGACACCACGAATGCGGTCATCGACGGCAGCACCGCGCCGACACCGGCCAGCGCACCGGCTGTCCGACTGGGCAATTACGGCCAGATTGCTCAGAAAACGGTCGGCACGTCGACCCGCGTGGAATCGTCCAACAATGTCGGCAATGAGGGCCTGGCGCGGCAGATTCAGAAAGCCACCCAGGAACTGCAGCGCGACATGGAAGCCATTCTGCTGTCGAACCAGGCGAACCGCGCAGACACCGGCACCGGTGGCGTGGCCGGCCTGACCGCTGGCCTCGAAGCATGGGTGGACGATTCGACAATCCAGCAGACCCCTGTGACGAAAAGCCCGCAGTGCTTTATCGACCTGTCAACCGGTGGCATCAGCATCGGCGGCTGGACTAACCGCACTGGCGAAATTATCCCAGCCGTGGACTATTCCAGCGTCAGTGCTGTCAACGCGCTGACCTTCGAAGCGGTAAAGGATGTTTTCGACGCGCTTTACCAGCTGGGCGGCGATCCCACGGTAATGATGGCGCGGCCCGCCGTGATCCGGAAGTTCAGCGAGTTCATGTTTGGCAGCACGGCACCGGTGTCCACGCTCTACCGCAATAAGAACGAGGATGGCCCCGCATCGGCGCAGGCCGCGGTGAACGTGCTTCACAGTGACTACGGCATCACCGTAAAAATGGTGCCTAATCGGTTGATGCAGCTGTCGGGCGATGGTTCACCGGATTCGGATACGCTGTTTATTATGGATCCGACCTATCTGGCGGTCAGCTTCCAGGGTGGCGGCATCCGGTCGAAGGAACTGCCTGTTTCTGGCCTCGCACGTGCCGTGCAGATTCATGCGGATTTCGGCCTTGTCGTGAAGTCACCGGACACCGTTGGCGCAGTGTTCGGCATTGATTCTAGCGCAGCCGTGACGGCCACCTAGCCATGACCGTCAGTGACACGCTGCGGATGGCGCATGGCAAGTTCATTCGTGAACGGCGCTATCCGCTGCGTGAAAAGGTGCTGCGAGAAAATCAGGAGTCGCAGAGGGGCAACGGGGTGCAGGCTACGGATGGCCTGCGCCTCGCGGCCCGTTTCCCGGCTCACGAAATGGAGCGTCTCGCAGAAAAGTATCCGAGCCAGTACGCTGACCTTGTTTGCCCTGACCCCAAGATTCAGTCAAGGGCCATCAATAAGCTGCTGAACAGTAGCGAAGGGAAAAAATACCGCGTTGGCGAAACCAGCCGGAAAACGTTTTTCTTTAAGAATAACCCGCTTGCGCGGAAGTGAGGCAGCTCCATGACGCTGGTGCGCCATTATCAGCCGGTACTGACCAGGGGCAACCCTCACCCGAATAACAGCAAGTACCTGATCCCGTTTCGGGCTTCAAATCCATTCACCGGCACGGTAATTTTTGTTGGCGATTCAATCTTGGCCGGCGATAATCTGAACACGCCACCGGTGTGGAATCCGATGGTCGACTTTGTTGATGCGCCACGCGTTTCCTACAATCATGCGATCGGTGGGCGCTTTCTTTCGCAGATAGACTCTGACCTGTCGAGCGCAATCGCTGCACATCCGGATGCCACTGCTGTCGTCTTCAATGGCGGCAGCAACAATGTTGGCGGCGTGACGTTTTCCGACCCTGACACAATGGTATCAGAGGCGCAGGCGGTTTTTGCCGTGGCCGCAGCTGCCGGCCTGCCGTGCATTTTCTTCGGAATCATGCCTTTTGAGGGTCTGTCGCCTATCGGTTACAGCTATGAAGAAGCGCAGGCTGTGACGGATGAGTTCAACGCGAGGATGGCGCTGTGGTGTAACCAGACGGAAGGCGCATGGTATTTCGATGCCTATTCTCGCGCCTGGGATGCAACACGACCGCTGAATGACTACCGCCCGCCAGGGTGGGACGCGGTCGGCGCTGGCGGGCTGTATTTCCACATGACAGACCTGGGCAACAACATCATGGGCAAGGCGCTGTCAGACTTCATGCGCTCGCCACGGCCGGATCCGGTTGCGACCAGGGTGCAGGCGATCCTCGACACATATAGCAATCTGACTGCTGCCGAGGAAAACGCCATTGCCTCATTCCTTTACCGGCAAATGCGGCTGGATAACTGGCAGCACGTGGTGGAAATGTGGGCATTTCAGGTTGCCGACAGCAGCGAATACCTGCAGGGGCTGAATGGCACGGTGGCAACGCTGGGCAAAACGGGCGGCCACGGCGGCTCGAACCCCACGCACACGGCAGGCGATGGCGTGGTGCTAAACAAGACCGGCGCAACGCATGGAAACTTTGTTGATACCGGCTTCACTCCGGCGGATTTGTGTCCTGGTGATGCAACAGGGTATTCGCTTGGTGTGCTTCCGCACGCGGTCACGGGCATTGCCGGTGCCGTGCATTTCATGGGCGCATCCAACACCGGAAGCCTGGGGATCACTGGCAGCAATGGCGCACTTGGCATCAATGTCGTGACCACGCCGAATGTAGTCAGCGGCGAACTTGGCACAACGTTCAGTTTTCCGACCGTGCAGCAGACAGGCATGGATGAAAAATTTCTAGGCGCTGTGCGCACCGGTGCGCTTGACACAAGTATGCCTATCACAGTATGGGTGCCGCAGGCTGGCACGCCAGAAACATCGGGCAATTATGCCGGCGGCACGTCTGGTCAGGAAATCTCTACGGCGAACATCAAAATAAACGGCAAGCACAACGACAACGGCGCGGTGACGGGAATGTTCGACTGGACGTGCGCGGTTGCATTCCTGGGCCGTGAGGGCATCAACTTGAAGCAGCTTGCGCCGGAATGGACGACCGCCCCGCGTGGTGGCATTGAATTACTGTATCAGGCACTGTCATGAGCGAGGCGCTAACAACATACGGGCAGCTTAAAGTGTTTATCCGTGAAGTCACGCATCGGTCTGACATCACAAATGCGCTTTTCGACCAGTGGGCGGACGTTGTTGAGGATGAACTGCAGAACCGGCTGCGCATCAATTTCCACATTAAACGGACTGACTTCAAACCATCGCTAAACCCTCATGTGCCAGCGATTGACTATTATTCAATCGTCAGCATTTACGGAACGGACAGCAGCGGAAACAAATACGAACTCCGCCCGACCAGTAAAGAAAAGGTAATAGATGCGCTGAATGATTCCGGCGATGCGCAGTATTACTACTGCGAGGGCCGCAACATTTTCATGGCCCCATTCAGTGGTGAACAGACGTTCACGTATGTTTACCGGCAAACTATCACGCGGCTGGGCGGCGACCTGTCGGAGTCATTTATTTTTACTGGATACAAACAACTGTATAAAAATGCCTTCCTTTATCTTGCATACGAATGGATGAGGGATTTTGAGGCCGCTGACAGATACAAAGTTATGCTGGACGCGGAGATTGAACGGGTGAACAGCCAAGAGCGATGGGATAGCAGCCCGCAGAACGCACAAATGACAGGGGCCAGGCAATGGGTTTAGAGACAGGAACACGCATCGAGGATTTAGTAGCAACTAATCCCGCGAACACGGACACGCTGGCCCAGGCTGACGACCATTTGCGCCTGATAAAAGCCTGCGTTAAGGGCAGTTTCCCCAGCCTGGGCAGCAATGCTGTTTCCGTTACGGCTGCAGAAATCAATGACGTGGCGAACAAGCTGGTCAGCTTTAACGGTCGCACGGCCACGGCTGCTGTGCCGGCATCGGGCGACTACGAACTAATGGACATCAACAGCAAGGGGCTGAATGATGTAAACATCACTGCGCCGCAGGATCGTGACCGGATTCGCTATGACAGCGGCACCGGAAAATGGATACGTGAAAGCCAGTTTGCTGGGCTGCTCAGGCTTTCGCAGGCGCAGCTTACCAGCAAAACCTATTCGTCCGTAGGAGCAACGCCAGTAAAGCTGGAAATAGACGCTACAAACGTAGCGGCACCAAACCTGACGGTGGATACGTCAAACAACAGGCTGACAAATGACACTTCAGAGATCCTGATTGTCAGTGCGGTAATAAATGTGCCTTTTGCCGCATTGATTGGATCCACTGATTTGACGTTTGAACTAAAGCGAAACGGTGTCTCAGTAGGGGAGCCAATGTCCATTGAAGCCATTCCTAGCATACTGGCTTCTGTCTCACTTCAGACAATACAGCTTCGCTTTGCTGGGACGCTGGGGCCGGCTCAGTATTTGGAGTGTTTTTTGACTTCAGCGACTACTAGAAATGTAAAAATCGGCACGGGTGGCACTTTCGAGTATCAGGTGATCTAAATGGCGATGGCAAAGTTCCGCCCTGTTGGTCTGGTTACACCAGATGACATTCCGGCAAATGAAGTGCCGCCGGAACTGTGGACTGCTGCCGAAAACATGGCTTTCCGTGAATTGTTCGCGGAAAGGGTGCCTGGCTGGCGATACATTTATGACGCCAATGCGGCGATCGCAGCGCCGCTTCACTTGCTGCCCATAACCAACCTGGGGATCAACTGGTGGCTGTACGGCTGCGGCAGCAGCATCGGCGTGACGGATTCAGCCGGCGTTCACACTGACCTGACGCCAGCTGCCGGCGCACCCAGCGGAGCAACCGCCGACGAATACACCAGCTGTGAACTGAACGGAAAGCCGATCATTAACTGGCGGGACGCGACCGGCCCTCACAGCTGGGATTTGGACGTGCTTAACAACGTGGCACCGCTGACGGATTGGCCTAGCGGCTATACCTGCGACGTTATTCGGTCGCATCGTAATTATCTGATCGCGCTTAACATCGGCGGCGGCGTGGAATGGCCCAGCGTGGCGCTATGGTCGGATGCGGCAGCGCCTGGGAATCTGCCGGATGATGGTGCAGGCACGACATGGACACCTGCAGCCGGCAATGATGCGGGCAGCTTGTCTTTTGGTGACACCGGTGAGGGGATTGTTGACGGCCTGACTCTGCAGGATAAATTCATTGTCTATAAGCCGCACAGCACCTACATAATGGAATACGTGGGCGGTTCGCTGATTTTCGGACAGCGGCCGTTCCTGACTTCCGCCGGTGCGCTTGCGAGCAATTGCGTGACGGAATGGAAGGGCAAGCACGTTGTACTGACGGACGGCGACGTTATCCTGCATGACGGCAATCAGGCTATAAGCCTGGTTGACAAGGCAACGCGCCGCAGCCTGTTTAACGGGCTCGACCAGGAAAATTACGAAAACTGCTATGTAATCCACAACAACAGCCAGAATGAAATTTGGGTGTGTTATCCCGAAGCAGGCGCACAGTTCGCCACAAGGGCGCTGGTATGGGATACGAATACAGGCAAGATACAGGAAAAGGATGTCATTAACGTGTCCGGCGGCGTCAGTTTCCGTGACGTGCGGCTGGGCGGCTCAGGATGCCCGCACGCGGCTCACGGCAACGTCAGCGAGAACATCACCGGAAATAGGTATGTTGACCGTGGCGGCGACACATACGCCAGCGTGGGCGACGAACGCTACAACGAAAAAGAGATACAGGCGGCTACCGATGGGCTGGTTGGCGTTGACGTTGACGCGGAAGATTTGGTGTTTCTGGACAATGGCGAAGGATACGCGGCGGGCGATCTGCAGGCGCGGGTTACACGTGAAACGCTTGACCTGGGTGACGCCAGCGCAATCAAGCTAGTAAACCGGCTGTGGCCGCGCATAACGGGTGCTATCGGTACCGTGGTGCAGTGCAGGGTTGGGGCGCAAATGCAGCTAAAAGAGCCAATCAACTGGTCACCATTCCGCGAATTTACCATTGGCGAGTCGGAATACATTGACACATTCGCAACGGGCCGCTTTATAAGCGTAGAATTTCAGACAACGAATGGTGGCGTGTGGCGCTGCGCTGGTTTCGATCTGGAATTGCAGATTACAGGTAATCACTGATGGGACTAATGTCTAGCTTATTTGGGGGCAGCAGCGGGAGCAGCAGTTCATATGTTGATCCGAAGCAGCAGCCGTTTCTGGATTTCACACGAAATACAGGCCAGCTGATAACGCAGCAAACACTTGACCAGTCAAGGCAATTCGCCGCAGGGCAGGGTCAGCAGCTGTATGACTTCGGTTATGGGGCGCTTCAAGGGCTGACTGGCAATCCGTATCTCGATGCCCTGCAGCAGCAGGCGGGCGGGAATCAACAGCTTGTAGGGCAGCAGGTAGGGCAGCTGCAGGCTGACCTGGGAAGGGCGTTTAATCAGCAGGTGCTGCCAGGCATCCGGCGCGATGCAAACGCGGTCGGCGCGTTGGGCGGTGGCCGGCAAGGCGTGGCCGAGGGTATCGCCGCGCAGGGGTTTGCTGACGCATTTGGCCGCGGTGTGACAGACATTTATTCTCAGGACGCGCAACGGTCGCTACAGGCGGCAACGGCTGGGGGCGGGCTGTTCGCGCAGAGTTCGCTGGGTGCGCTGTCGAGTCTGCCTGGCCTGTTTGAAACGGGTCTTGGGCAGTTCACCGGCCAATTCGCGCCGCTGGGCATTTACAGTCAGATACTTGGTGCGCCTACTGTCTTGGGCCAGGGCAGTCAGAAAAGCCAAAAAGGGCTTCTGGATTATGTTTCCTTCGGGTTCGGGGGTTAGGTGATGGCGTGGAATTTGCAAATAGGTAACGGCCCGATGCGGTTCGGAAACCAGGCCGGCGAAACTCTGCAGCAGCAGATTGAACGTCAGACTGCGCTACAGCAGGCCGCTT